ACAGGTTGAGATATTCTAGCTGGCGCAGGTGGGAACCTCACGTATGCCACGTACATGAGAAACGCAATCAGCACCAAAGCTAAAACTTTAAAAAACATTTTCTAATATTCGCAGCGAAATTAAACCGACTCGGGGACCTCGTCGTCCTCAGCCTTGGACTCGTCACCCTCGGCAATGACCGACACGGCGGGCATCTTGCGCTCCTCCATAATCTTGGCGACGCGCTCGTCGGCAATCTTCACGAGGGCTGGCATATCCAGGTCGGGGAACTCCTCCTTGAGACCATCGATAAGCTCGGCTGGGTGAGGAATGGGTGGAACGTCGGGCTTTGTGTAAAACTTGGAATTCTCGTCGGAAGGATCGATGTATGGATAGGGACCTGGCTGGGGCTGTGCCATCATGTCACGCTTACGCTTCTCAAACATGGAGGCTGCCGCGCTCTGGTTGGCACGGTACTTGGACATAATCTCCTCCAGTTTCTCATTCTGGTAGTGCACGTCCTCAATCTGATCACGGTCTGGGGGAATCAGCAGCCACTTGTACATGTCGACCACGTAAATATCCACCAGAGCATCCTCCTTCTGCAGGCGCTTTGCGTGGCTCGCCGCCTCATCGCGGGTCGAAAAGCATCCGCGAATCTTCATGCCCAGCTTCTCATTCTTCTGGGGCTGATCTGGACCAACAAAGGAAATGCAAGCAAAGTACTGTCCTGGAACCGTCAGATAATCCTGCTCGAGAGAACCCATTGAAATAGCTATAGCTTTATTTTTTAAGTTCAAAACGCAGTAAAATCTCAAAATTTCGTGTCATGTCACCGGATAAGGTTGTAAGTTGTTGAAAGAGCATTCAACCATGGATGCTCTCAGAAGGCTTCACAATCAGTGCAAACGTGACCATATCACCAATTGGGTCAAGCGTGGAGACCACGTTCTCGACTGTGGGTGCGGCAGGGGAGGTGACTGGCACAAGTGGCGAGCTGTCGGTGCGTCAGTTTACGCCATAGACCCAGATGGCGAGTCTCTTAACGAGGCGGAAAGCCGTGCCATCGAGATGAATTTCGGGGTTTGGTTTCTAGGCACGGGAACAATCATACAGGCGGCTTTTGCAGGTCCATTTGATGTGGTTTGTTACAACTTTTCGATTCACTACATCATGGACGACCTTGAAAACTCCCTCAAGGCGATCCAGTGTGCGGTAAAACCCGGGGGGCTCCTGATCGGCATCACACCCGAAAAGTACAACGCCGTACGTATGTGTGACCCACACGGTCACTACGAGGATATGCTCGGTAACACGTTCGATATGTACCAAGGCGGGCAAAGACTCTTGGTGCGTCTGACGGACGGACCATTTTATGCAGATGGTGCACGTGACGAGCCTCTTTTGGACGGGGAAATGTTGAAGGATGAGTTGAAAAAACTGGACTTTGACCTCTTGTTCTGGGGACCTATGCTGGCAGAGCCGAACGGGCTCATCTCGGACCTCTATTCCAAGTTTGTGTTTCGTCGTAGAGAAAATCTAAGCGTGTAATAGTAGATGGAATATATTCCAATTTTCGTAATGTTATTTGTCGTCCTCGTCTACATAGTCTCAGTCAATAAAGAACCTGAAATTCTCAGTGAACTCAAGATGAGATACTGGATATTGCTTGAACTATTGCGCCGTACAGGAGACCCTCTTTGGCACCCCGTCTACAAGCCCTCAATCATAACAGGTATGATAGATTGGAACAAAGACAACGGTCCAATTGGTTCTAATGTCAATAAAGGGTATGAAATTTACATCTGTCTGGATGGAGGAGATGTAAATTCTGCAATGTATGTTTTGATTCATGAGTTGGCGCATATGACAGTACCGGAGTATGACCACACCAAAAATTTCTGGAAACATTTTGATAAACTTAAAAAGATTGCGATAGATGCGGGAGTTTATACACCTACAGGGACTCGCACGTATTGTGGGGACGTTGTGAAGGACTAAAAATCAGACGTACTTTGACAAAACATTAACGATTCTCTGAGCTTTAGCAACGTTTCTTAGAAGAGCTGTTTTAACGGAACTGGGTGTCATTTTATTCGCTTGTCTACGTTTCTGGGCAATGACAGCTTTCATAACCTGAAGCTCGAACTTAGCACTGTGCATATAATGTTAATTGTAGATTAAAAATATCAATTTCCATCAACCAAGTACTTCTTTGCCAGGTAAAACACGATGGCTGCGATGAGTGCAGTCACAGCCAGTCCGGTCAGAGACACTTCACCTGATGGACCGTGAAACTTTGGAACCATTTCTCCAAGCTTGCCCTGCACTGGCTTGGAGAATGCGACGACCGCTGCAACGCCAGCCAGGAGTGCCTGGTACTGATCATCCTGGAGACCGAATGGGTTCTTGCTACGGGACTTGGGTGCATCATCATTCGAAACCTTCCCGTTCTGAGGGGGCGCCTGAACATAGGGGGACCCCATCATCTCATCCTGCATCATCTGTCCTGGACCTGGCATAATATCGTCAATAGGTGTTGCGAAAGATGCCATTTGAGATTCAACAATATCTTTTTCAGGCGCATTTAAAGGCATTCTCAAAAGACCGGTTGGAGGTCCCGCCTTGTTTTCACCTTCTTTAGAGTTGCGAGAAAGTCCAGATGGGACACTCGTCTGCTGACGCTCCAAAGCTGCACGAGCTAATTCTTCATTTAAATTGATTTCCTGTGAAGGAATTGGTGACATTATACTGTCTACACTCGGATCATATGTCATGACTCCAGCCATTATTGAATTTTAAATGGAAATTAAGTAGAGCCTGCTACCGCGACTTTTTCACTACGACCGTTTCACCCCGTCGTTTTGGTGCACTCATAGTTCCCTGTGGTCCATTCGCGGCACGTGGACTGTAGAAGCGCTGGTGATACTGCCAGAAGGATGCTCCACCCACCCTGAAGTTTTTGCGGATTGGCGCCTTGTACCAAAAGACACAGTCTGAAATCTTATTACTCTTGGATGTATTATCAAGAACCATACACTCATAGTTTTCAGTGCAAGAATCCATAACCTGACAAAATTGGTCAAAGGTTGGAAAAACCCCGAAAAAAGCTTTGTAAAGGTTTTCACGGTTCTGCCTGACGTTATCACGGAGAGCAAACACATAGTCCACGTTGGTGCGAACGTACGGAAGCATGTCCATGCAGTACTGGGTCGTCAGCATGAAGAAGATGTTCCAGTGGCGACCGTTCATGAAGAGTCGGCGCATGCAGTCGTCTCTCATGAAGGCTTTGTCGTACATGCAATCGTCCATCAACAGAAATACGGAAGGGGCTTTATCCTTGCCCAGACTCTTGACGAGCCTGTGCTGTCTCTCGAGGAGCTTTTCAACAGCATCCTTTCTGTATTCGCCATAAACGAACAGATCAGGAATAAATTGTTTATAGTGTCCGTTACCATCCTCAGTTCCTGACATGGCAATCCCTGCTGGTATATGTTTTTTGTGCCAGAGAATGTCTGTAACCAGAGTCGATTTGCCAGTCCCACGTTTCCCTATAAAAACACAAACCTTATCATCACCTATTTTTGATGGGTCAAATCGCCTGAGTTGCAACTGACTCATCCTCTAATTTGTGCGATCAAAATTCAGAGTGAGCTGAGACGCGGGTGCGTGCGCGGAAACTAATGTTTTCCTTTATTAGAGATGTCCGCTGGCTATATCCAGCTGGCTGCAATTGGGCAACAGGACGCATATCTCACGGGTTCCCCTCAAGTGACGTATTTTTCAGGGGTTTATAAGCGTCATACCCCCTTTGTACTTGAAGCTTATGATATTTCATTTCAAAATCAGCAAGTTGTCTATGGTCAAAATAACATTTGTAGGATCCCTCCTAAAGGAGATCTTATACGAGCGCTCACACTCAAAGTTGAATTACCCCCACTTTTTGACCCTGGTAATTTTTGGGCATGGGACATAGTTGCGGGTCCAACAACCAACCCTCGTATCATCATAAATGGAACGTACTTCAGTCTTCCGTATTCGGCGGTCACATACTATTCAACATACAATCAGAATACATGGATTTCTCAGACTCTTACAAGTTTTGTAAGTTATTCAAACGCCCTCAATCAATTTATTTTTTCAAATTGCGCGACGCTCGAGGTGGATCAGAATGGAGGAATATTTTGGGGACTCGACCCCAAGGTTGGAGCCGTTTCACCCACGAATTCTTCCAATTTGATCTACACCGTAGGAACCTCCCTGTCGAATGCCGCTGCCAATAGTATCGCAACATCAAACCTGTCTGCAAACTATATTTCAAATGTAGTTTCTACGCGTTCATCTGATTTTACTCTTCAACAGGCTGGTTGGATTCAAAGTACAGGAGTACCTCTATTGAATACAAGAAGCAGTCTTTTTTTGAGTCTTCCCGTGAGTTATTCTATACCAGGAGCTACTCAGAGTTTTATAAATTTTTCAAATTGGATAAATCAGGAATCGTCCCCACTCGCCTATGGCGTAACAAATAATGGTCGTATCAAATTTGGAAACACAGGATTTTACATGGTTCGCGCAGCATTTTCATTGGGTACAGGTTCAGTTCTCAATATTTCTTATGGCTCGGACAATCAAGAAGATATTTATCCAAACGGAATTCCAATCGTGCCTCAATTTGCTTACTCATGCGATTTCCGTGTTTCGCCAGACCCTTCCATGCCTCTTTTGATGCCTCTCGCCGTAACAAGTACAGCAAATACGTACTATTTTTATGCAAATACAACGTCTATTGTAACTCAATTTACACCTGGAACTTACTTGACAGTCACCCCTGTCGATGATTTGTACATGTTTAATACAAATACATCAGTTTCAAATAATATAGTTCCATTTTTTGGAAATATCGTAACGCCCCAAAACACAACTGTGACCTTGGGGGCTGATCATTCCATGACATTTGGTTCAACTGGAACATGGATGCTTTCTGGTGTTATTTATCTCGCACAATCTCCTCAAAATTATGTAGCAAATGTTTCCGTATGGAACACAAGCTCAACGACCCCTGATTACGCTTACACAACCTTGAGTCTCCAGGGGCGTGATCCCACCATCGCTTTCAGCATGCCTATCGTGGTCACAAGTACGACCCAAAAATATTTCACAAATATTTATTCTACATCGTCTATAACCATTTTAAACACATCCTATTACACCGTGACTCAAATAGGGGCTGAGTCTTATACGGGGTACGAGACTGTGCTTTCCAACAACGGCATCTTACTTCAGCCTTCGGCTCAAGTTCAATCCATAGGGTCTAATACCCCCCTGAATTTTACAACAAATTACAGTCTTCCAG